CCAACAATGCCACACGCCTCGGCAATCGCCGCGTTAATTTGTCCGTCAGTCATTTCGCACCTCCTGCCAGCCTCGCGGTCAATTCCTCGAGCGGGATGCCAGTCTCCCGGCTCACCAGCACCCGCGCCCATGCCTCACCGTCTGCCCGGACGTACCAACGCCTGTACGGCAGGTAGTCCGCTGTCACCTCGTAATCGCTTTCAAAGCGCTTGTCCGCTGTCGTCATATTGGTTGTCATAGAAAACGCCTGCTAGACACCTCCCTGCGCAGCCACGGCCAATTTGCGCTCCCACTGTTCAACGGCCTTTAGGAAATGCGGCCACTGCTCGTTTGAAATCATTCGGGCAACGCCGTCGGTGGTCATTGTTGCGTTCCGGTGGCGGATTGCTCCGTCCAGCAGTTGCCGTGCCTCGCCAATGAGCGCCGCGTGAGTCGGTGCCAGTGCGCACGCCAGGCATGGGCGGGCGGCAAGTTCGATGTTTTCCGCGCGGAGGCGGTCCACCTCGGCGGCGAGGTCGGTTTTGGTGATGTCTGCTAGGTTTGTTGTCATCGTTTAGTTGTCGGTTGGTTTGGAAAAAACTTTAGAGGCTGTCGCGAAAAGCTGCGAGTCGCCTGCCCTCTTCGATTTGCTCGGCAGTCAATTTCACCTCGGGCATCACTCCGTTTTCTAGGGGGCCACCGCCGCCCGGGGGCGAGCGAGTGGACTCCTCTCCTTTGTTCTCTGTTTCTCCCGCTGCCGCTTGAGGCGGCGCGGAGAAACTGTTCTCTGTTCTTTTCTTGCGTCCAAACTGTGTACTCACGTCGCGTCCATCTGGTGTACTCACGTCGCGTCCAAACTGTGTACTGCCGCGTCCATCTGGTGGACTGCTAATCGACGCCAAAAAAAAGGCGTTCCGGGTTGCTCGGAGGCTTCCGTTTGAGCCTGAAAATTTGCGAATGAGCCCCGCTTTTTCTAGCGCATCCAGAGCAGCTTTTACGGTTCCCCGGGAGCAGCCGACATGGTTGGCTAACTGCTCATAAGACGCCGCAAAACGTCGTTTCTGGTCGGCTCCAGCCGCACTTTGAAAGTGGGTCAGTGCGCAGTAAATGGCATATGCGTTGATGCCTAGTTTTCCGGCCTCAATCGCAGCCTCTCGAGCTTGCCAGGCAAACGGGCCTTCATCTCTCGGATTCTCAGAGCGTGGTTTCATTTTGGGAAATAATTTGTGCCCGGTAATCACGCATCTGCTTTCCTCTAGCAAACTGCGTAATGATTCCAGTCTGTTTGTTCTTCCTCCAAATTGACGCATCGGCTTTTCCAGCCGCAGGCTCGACCTTCAAATCTTGAAACAATTCGACCGCAAGCGATTTTCTCCAGACATTGATTTTGCGCATCCTCCTGATTCCACCGTCTTGAACGGCGATGCAGTTGTATCCCATTGCAGCCCAAAATTGGTTTGCATCGAGGTCAAATCCACAACGCAAAGTTATAGAGTAAGAGCCTTGTGCGTAGTCCTCCATTGCCTGCACCAAAGCAGCCCCGTAAAGCCGTTTTCGCGCGTCATATTCAATGCAAACTTGATGACATTTTACATCGCTTCCATGAGCTCCAACGTAAAGGTATCCTGCGGGCTGACCATTCAAAATACCCAGAAAAATCCTTCCCTTTTCTGATTCACGCTCAAAAACGCATTTCGGGTAAAAGCTAAGTGCCTCTGCGTTTTTCTTTTGCAGGTGATCTACATAAAGCAACAGGTCTGGATGTGCTTTTACTATCGAAAAATTGGAGTCAATTTGTGTCGTTTCCATTTGGTTTCATTTTCGTTTCTTGGGTTCCTCCTGCTTCTCCGGCTGCGCGCATTGCAGCCAAATCATGCCCTGGCGTTCAGGCTCGGGACTGTGCTGAATCCAGATTTTGGATGCCGCTTGTGTCTGGCAAACAGAGCGCATCCCGGCCCGTGTCCGCCGTTTGGTCATCGTCAATGAGCACGTCGGCGGGTCACCTTCCGCAGCCTCTACACGCTGCATCGTTGCCACTTCTCGCGCCCAGTTGGTCAGTGCGCTAGAGCCGAAGCCAGAATACGCCAAATCTGAATCTGTGCGTGCGCTGCCTTCTTTCGGCTTTGGCAAGTGGTGAATGAGGCACATGACGCACCCCGACTTGGCGCTGATGCGGTTAAGCGCGTTGCAAAACGACGTCACCACTCTTTGGTCTGACAAATCGTCGCCGATGTAGCACATTAGCGGGTCAATCCAAACAAGGTCAGGTTGATGCCGAATCACCAGAGCCTCGAGCACGCGGAGAAACTCCGTTCCTGCGTGGATGTTGTCTCGGTAAAAGATCAGGTTGTCCCGCAACGTCTGCCGGTCTTGGTCGTCCAGCAACTCGTCGCCCAGCTTGTTGCGAGCAAACTTGCACACCACTGACTGCAAGATTTGCGCCTGATCTCCGATGTCGTTTTCGGCCTGAATAATCAAACTTTTGAGAGGTTTAACTGCCCGCATCCCAAATGTGCAGACGGCTCCGAAAGTGTGGTCAGGTGCCAGCGCCCAGCCGATGGCTAGTTGCATGGTTAGAGAGCTTTTGCCGATGCCAGATTGAGCATTGAGTAAAAGACTGCCGCCTTTGCAGAGCCAGCGATCGCCGATAACAGTGTTCGGGTCGTGTTTTGTGTCGTAAGCCAGCAACGCCTCAAAGTCTGTCTGGACGATGTCGCCCAGCCCCTGCTCTGCGCTGGCAATTGCGACCGCCTCGCCCAGCCCCGTGACAACCTCTCCTGTCGGTTGTCCGGCGCTTAATGCATCCAGCGCGCTTGTTAGTTCGGCAACAAGCGCCCGACGAGCTGCCGTCTCACGCACCAGACTGCACCAAGACGACAATGGCGCAAACGAGGTTTGGTTACCAACTAGGTCAGAAACAGCCGCGGCCGAGATGCCTTGCCTGACCAGTCCATGAAAGACAGTGATGCCATCTAAAATTGTGCCAATGTCGGCTAGTTTGGCGACACCGGCAAAGACTGCCCCCAGTTGTGGGTTTCCAAAATCAGACGCGCGCAGCCCGGCCGCCCGCACCGCGTCAATACTCAGTGCAGGCTCTGTCAATAATGCGCCCAGCACCGCCCGCTCAGCCTGTTCAGCCTGCGGAATTATTATGTCGCGCACGGTCAGAGCGCTTCTTGAAAAGCCCGGATTGCCCGCTGCTCTGCCGTCAGCGGGTCAGCCTCAAGTGTCGCCTCAAACATGGCCGCAGCCTTGGCAAGCAGCATCGTTTCCAGCCTGCCAGCGTCAAGCGACGGCTGCCCCGTGCGCCTCAATACCCTCTCCACTTTTTCCAATTCGCCCGCAATTCGCTCCGCTTCCTGTGTCTCTTTTTTGTTCATCGGTCGTCTCTCTAAAAGTTATCCGCGTGGTTCGGATGCGCGGCCCCCGAATTGGTCAGCCTAGAACGGTATCACATCCGGCGCGAGATCGTCGGATGCCCCGGCGCTCATTGGCAACCAGCGTTTGATCTCCAGGTACGGCTTGCCGGTTTTTTCGTTGATGCGGTCACCGTGGCCCAGTTCGACTTTTGCCAGTTTGTCAACGCAGTCTTCGGCCTCGATGGTCAACGTCTTTCCTTCGACGACCTTTTTTCCGATGGCGATGCCAAAGTCGGCCACGTTGCGGGCGTTTTTAACCGTGAAGACTACCCACGCGGAGAACGTAAGCGCTCCGACTTTCACCTTGAGTTTGATCATCTCGTTGCCCGCGCTGGAGACGGCCTCAACGGCGTCCTCGATGCGGGCAAGATGGATTCCCGGTTCAAGCATGGTGGACTCTGTGTTTTCTATTTTTAGTGATGGCATATGTTTTAGATGGAAAAGGCTGCAAAGAATCGTTCGGGAAATGCTACGGCCTGAGTGGCAATGTCGGCGGGAATGTCGAGGTACGTCTCGCCTTCCTTAATCCAGCCTCGTTTCAGTGCTCCTGCCGTGACTTTTTCACGTTGAGCACTGTTTTTGTCGGCAAGTAGCCGCTGCATTGGGTTAATGCGTTCCAGCATTGGATGTGTCGTGTCGTTTTTTGGTTCTTGAGACTTAATTTCAAAAATATGAGCTATTTGAGCAAAATCTAATTCAAATTTATCGTCGAGCCCGTGCCGGTTTTTTGCGTCGTAGGCTGCCGTATGAGTTGCAAACAGCATTCGCTCTTTGCCTCCAACGCCGCGCAACTTGCCATTGTCTTTTTCCGTGACTCTCGTGACGTAATTTGCAAACAGGATTAAATCAGCCCACTCTTTCAACAATGGCGCAACTTGTTTTGAAAGCTTAAGCTCATAACGATCATATGCGCCCGCTTGATCCGGCGATTCAAATTTGCGCACGGTTGAATGAGCCAAAAGAACAACATGCATTCCGTTGTGCAACAAATTATCAAGACACAGCAAAAACTTTGAAAACTCTTCGGCCAGTAAAATGTAGCCTTTGCCGTAACCAAAGTCTTCGATGCTGTCTTTTTTTGACTTGTGGCAGATGTGTTCAGCAAGCCGCTTTTCAAGCCAGTCAGCAGTATCAATCACCAGTGTTTTGAACTCGTGCTGACCGGTCGAAAGTTGGCCGATAGCTACTGAGATGAGATCCCAGGTTGTAGCGGCAGGGAATCTGACCACATCAAGGTGATGAGTGCCGCCTTCCGTGTCGAGAAACACGGGAGCCGGGAACTGGCTGGCAATCGTAGATTTACCAACGCCCTCGGGGCCGTAGATGACAGTTTTTTGCGGGCGCTGAACTTTGCCGCGTGTTAATTCAAGTTTCATTTGTTTTCAGTTTCCAATTTGTAAATTGCGTCCTCAATTTCTTGTGATTGCAATCGCCGGTAATCGGCAAGCAATCGCAAAACGCAAAGATAAGTGCTGTCGTATGGGTCTTTTAAAAAGTCGTCAACCCACATGGAAATTTTAGCAAGTTCCAGTTTTAACTTTGCAAGCTCGTCAGTTTGTTCGTTGCTCATTTGCTTTTTAGTTTCATCCCCGCCTCCAAAATAAGCAGTGCGTCGGCGGTCTTAAGCGTCACTGTGAGTTGTGGATAAAGCGCCTGTGCGCGTCCTTTAAGATGAGCCTTCCAGCGCGGCCCGTGCGTTTTCTTGTCACCGAGTCCGAGTGCAGCCTGCCACTTCTTGGGCGGCAGATACTCAATCCGGGCTCCGTAGGCCGCAAGGATGCCCTCGATGCGTCCGTAATTCCGAAACATGGTTGCCATGCTTGAGCCGCTCATTTTCCCGGCAAATTTGGGCAACTCTTCGAGAAACACCGTAGGCGTGTCTGCCGATGTCGTGTTGTGCGCAGTGCAAAGGATCATCAACTGCGTGTCCAAGTCGTGCAGCGTCTCCGGCATCGGTAGCGCATGGACGCTGCCGTCGGTGTCGGTGTAGGCGATGCCGCCGGACACTCCGGGGTCGACAGCTATGCAATTTTGAGCACTCATTTGGTTAATCGCGCCCAAATACGGGCAAGCACGCTGTGGTTTTCCAAGTGATTCAGCGACTCTCGAAGCAGTCGCACGGATTCTCCCTGCCAAACGATGATCTGCCGAGCGTCTGTCAATTTTGCCGATGTTTCTTTGAACCTTGCGCGTTCGTCGCGCAGTTTGCGACGAAGGTGCCAGATCTGTTTTTGCGTGCTCATTTCCCTGCGACAAGTGGAGCCTGCCCAATCTTCCGTTGCACGATCTGATCCGGCAGCACCGCACCGGCTGCGCTCCAGAGCGCCTGAGCCTTTTTGATGCTCATTGAGCCCTGCGCACGGATCACATCTCCGGCTCCCAGCACGCCGTTTTGCACTGCCTGCGCGACGTGTTCGGCCTCGATGTACTCGCTGGTCCTCGGCTTTTGCAGCCTCCAGCCTGGTACTTTCTGACCGGCTTCGAGCAGTTCCCGCGCCTTCGTTTTAGCAGCGTCGCGGAAATCGTCCAGCGTCTGGCAGGCTGCCAGAAACTGCCCAAGCCGGTCAGGGTCGTTTAAGAGTGCCAAAAAGCCCTCGTCCTGAACTGTCGGCGCGAGCCCGGCAACGGTCACCAAAGCCTTGTCTTTGGTCGCAACTCGGGCGGGACACGTCAGGCTTTTGCTGCACCAGCCGCAATAGTCGTTTTCCTTGGGCGGCGTGCCGACGTTGGCCAGCACCGTGCGCACCAGCTCGCTGGCCGACGCGTAGGTCCACCGGTGCACCACAGTTTGCCGCTGGTCGCAAAACAGTAGGTGCGTTGTCCAGTCCTGCTCAAAGTGCTGCTGCATCAGTCCCAGAGCGTAGGCTGCCATCTGTGCTCGGTAATCGTAGATTTGGCCGGATTTGAGGTCCACAAGCCAGCGCCCGCGAACCGCCACGCCGTCAGCGGTGCCCCGGTGCTCAAAGCCACCGGTCAGGATGCGGCAACGGTCCTCGTCGGTCGTCAGGCCGTCGCGTGCGCCGCCTAGGCTAATGCACTGATTGATCGCCCAACGCACGGCGTCGGCGTCCTCCTCGGTTAGGTCCCAGTCTGGAAACTCCCCGTGCGTCCAAGCGTGCCGGAACGCCGCGTCTAGTTTAGTTCCCCGCTCGGCCGCAGGTGATGTGCCCGGCGCGCCCTCGTATTGGCCGCAAAGCGCGAGCTTTGGAAGTGCTGAATGTCGAATGTTCATTTGGTTTGTCTCTGTTGTTTGTCTCTGTTGATCTTTGCCACATGCTGTTGCGCGCATTGCCGCCCGCAGGTGACTGCCATTTTTCCGCCTGCAAAACGGATTAGATGCTGTGCGCCGCAAATGACGCAGGGGACCGTTGCGCGGTCCTTGTTGCGCTCGGTTGCCGCTGCAGTTAGCGCCAGTCCAACGCAGGCTTTGCCGCACAGGAGTTGGCTCCTGCGTTGAGGCTGAAATTGTTTACCGCAACCCTTGCACGTTGCCGCTGGTAGGCGGCAGGAAAAACACGTCGTCAACTTGCTTTTTTTGCCGTGCTGAAACTGTTGGTGGCAGGTGTCGCAACGGCTCCAAACGTTGTTCGGGCGATCCATGCGGAGTTTGCCGGTAGGGTCATCTACCGCTGATGGACGATAAACCAGCCCTGCGCGGATCCCGTCAGCCACCAGCTGCGCTGCTTCTGCCAGAATCCCCAGCTGTTCCGCGGCGACTTCGTCGGTGTCAATGTCGCGCGCCGCTTCACCTCCCCGCGTGCGTGCCGGGCGGCACCACAGCGGCTTGCCGTTCATCGTGTAGCTCATACGTATTTTGCGAGGACCCAGCAGTTGATGATTGCCAGCACTGCAAAGGTTGTTGCTACGCGGAGGTCTTCAGCGCCGCCAAATGCTAGGACATCAACAATCAGGAGAGTTCCGATGGTGCTGAGTTTGGCGGCAGTGAATCGCCGAGTGTTCGGCGGCGGCGGTGTTGCCCGGTACGGGCGGCTGTAGTGTGATGTGCTCATTTTGGTTGGTTGTTGTTGGAGCTTGCTTGCTCCCCGAAACGCCCGCCGTGCGGACGCTCAGCGGGAACATGCTAGCGTCGCGGTAACGCGTTGGACATGGCGGCATTGCGAGTTATGCCGAGCGCGCCGTAATTTCCGTCGGCAAGGCTGCCGTCGATGCGGCGGATTTTGCAGGTAAAACCGACCTGCCAACCGTAAGGGTGCCGAGCGTTGCGGTAGTAACGAATGGTATGCGGCTGAATCGTCGCGTAGCCGTGGACGGCATCGAATATGTGCCAGCGTGCGGAAATTTTGCGGGCGGGAGCGGGTGTCGTTGTCATGGTAGTTATTCGGTTGGTTGTCTCGGTTGCGTTAGTGAAATCTGACGGCCTCGTCAGCACCCGCCTTACGGGTGGACGCCACGAAGGCGTTTCGGCCTATCGCATCCCGTGCTTTTGCATCAAAACCGATGCGGCGGCGCGGGTTGCACCAGTGAGGTAATCCAGAAGGTTTTCGGCCTCTTCGTGCGTCACTTCCTCAAAGGCCTCGTTAAGTGTGATGCCGTAGTTTGTAGCAATCGCTGCCAGGATGGAGTTGCGAGCTTCTGCGGTGATGGCGGCGAGAAATGCGGTGTTCGTTGTCATGGGCCCAACTATAGCCAGCCAAGCGCGCTTGGCTAGCTATTTGTTGCACTTTTTTTTCGCCCGCTTTAACGCGTTGAGTTCCCGCGCTTTAGGTCTTGGCCTGCGCGCGTTTGCCCGTGCCGCTGCTGCTTTTTTTTCCGACTTTGCAGCCCCGCCAGCCTTGGCGATCCGCGCGCAGTGCTCTCGCAGTGTGATGTCCATGGCGTTTAGCGGTTTGCAGTGTTCTGGAGCCGCGCAATCTCACGCTCAATGTACCAGATCGCCTTGCGTAAGTCCTGGACGGCATCGCCTTTCTGGCCTGCTCGCCAAAGGTATTTGATGGCGTTGCCGGTGCAAAAGTTGAAGTGCTCGGCAATTCGGATGCACTCAACCCCAGACGGATGAGCGGTGTAATGTGGCGGGTTGTTGACGGGATCCATGCCCGCAACCTAGCAAAGCCCGCTTGGGTGTCTACCCTGAGTTTACCGGCTCCTGCGCAAGTGCCTTTGTTTCATGGGGTCAGAATCCAAAAAACCCGTTGCAGGCTCTCCCTGCACACCATTCGGCACCCGGTGCGCTTGTCGGAAATTACTCGCCAGCCGGAACGAGCCCAGCCTTGAAAAGTTCGGCTTCCTCATCCCTGCGCCTCCGCAGCCCTTTAGTATCGGGCCAAAGCCGTTTCATGGCGCGCAGTTGGTCAGGCACGCCGCCTAGGTCGCCCACGCGAAGGAGCCGCTGAATCTCGGCCATCTCGCGCCGCCGGTCGCCCGTTAGGTTTGGCCCCCTGTTGAAAACCAAGCTAACCAGCGCCGCCGCGCAGTCGCCCGGCAGCTCGTCCACCTGCGGGTAGATTCGGAGAGTCCGCAGATACCACGTCGGCAGCGTGGCATCCTGAAACACCGCAAGCGCAGCCGCCCACGGAATAACCAAGTGCCTGACGTGCGGCAGCCGCACCTGCGCAGCCTCCCCGCGGTGCCCAGTTAGTGCGACCAGGATCTCGAGCGTGGCCTTGTCCACATGCGGCCCCCACGCCCTGGTTGTCTCGCCCGCGTGCGAATGCCCGAGGTCCCATCCCACGCCGATGGTGATGCCGGACGCCTCGCCGGGCCATTCAGGATGACGGTCGTAGTAGCGCTCCCCGCCGGTTTCCCATTCGATAATTTTGGCGATGCCGCGCGGTGACAGATTCATGCGCGGGCGAAAAACGTGAGCCCTGGTCCGGGTATTTGCGGTAGCCTGCCCTGCGCGTCGTAAATGCCGCTGTGCGGGCTAATCTTGTCAGTCGGTAGCCCGACGCCGTCAGTGCCCGCCGGGGGCAGGATCCTTTTTGCGGCGGCGAGGACTTGTAATCCGGCTGGCGGAGTCGCGCCGAGGTAACGTGCTTGCAGTCTTGGAATTGTTGGAACAGGTAGGACAGTCATTTTTCTTTAGGAGTCGTTTACCAAAAAAGCCGATAGCAATGCCGCCAACGCCCGCAACAATCGCCCAAGTCCCCGGTGCCACGGTGGACAAGAGCGAGAGCAGCAGCGAGACATTGCCAGCAGTCAGAGTCATTTGCGCTCGTTGCGAAGAACGTCGATGACGCCGAAAATGGCAACGATTGCGGAACCCAGTTCGCCGCCGAGCCCGGATGAGTAAAATCCCATCGCGGCCCCGAGTTTGGCGAGCCCCAGCCATGTTGACGGCTGCGTGGCGTATTGTTTAAGGACGGTTTTCATGGTCGTTATTGTGATTTAGGAGCCGCTCCCAGAGTGCCTTGCGGTCTGTTTCGCACTCCTTGATTTTTCCGTGCAGATAATAGCACGCGGCCAAGGTAAACGTCATGCTAAGTCCCTGCCCGGACACCTCCTTAAGGATGTGCTCAAAGAAGTGGTCCATTGTTAGAAATAGGTGGTGACAATCACAATGCCGGGAGCGCCTGAGCCGCCGAGCGCGCCACCGAGGAGATTGCCAATGGTTAGGAGGAGCTTGAAGAGAAAACTCATAGAGATGCGCGCACCTTTAGCGTCCCGCTGGCAAGGTCTACGGTTGCGCCTGTGTTGTTTATCGCTCGCACTGTCACCACATTTGCGCTTGTTACGTTGGCGACAAGCGTCACTCCCGCCGTGTTTGTCGAGAGACAAGCGTCAGCAAACATAGAGGTTGTCGCCCCTGTGCAGGTCACAGTAGTTGTGGAACTTGAGTTTGCCGCCAGCGATGGGAAATCGTGCGTTTTTGAGCCGCTGAAATAGCCACTCGTAATTGTGCTCGTGTCAGCAAATGCAATCGCTCCGCCTCCGTAAGTATATTGCGCCACTAGCGCATTCACTTTAGTCTCGTAAGACGTTATAGCAGTTTTGGAAAAGCTATTGTTGGCCGAAAAATACGCAGCTCCAGCAACTCCGGTGACTAGGTAGTTTGACGCCCCAGCTGGCATCGAAAACGAGCTGTTGAACACGCCCACAACGCTGCCAGCGCCGGAAATGTTAAACGCATTAACCGTTGTTGACGCACTGGAAAACGAACACCATCCAGCGGTCATCAGCGCCGTGGTGCTCGTAATGCTAACAACGTCCGTACCGTTGGCGCGAATGTCGCAATTCTTAAGTTCAACGTAAGGCTTGAGAGCTCCAGTGCCGCGCAACAAAAACGCCTGCGTCCCAAATTCTGTGGAAAGGTTGGTGGCGTACAGACTGCCACCGTTTACATCAAAATGCGTCCCGCCTTCTCCCACAACGGAATACATCAAGCTCTTAACATCGTTGAGCTTAACGATCACGTCCTCGTTGATCTGCATTCCGACAGCCGTCGTTAACGTGCCTCCGTTACCAACTGTGCACGTCTCAAAATTAACGGACACCCCAACTGCTCCTGTAGCCGAAAACGTAAAGCCAGGCGTGATGTTGCCGGTTCCCAGAAAATGAATTCCCGAAAACTGGATGGTATTGTCTGCTGCCGTTGCGCCACCTGTCAGCGTGTGGTTGCCAGTGATTTTGACAATCGAGTTAAGCCCGTTGTTGGTGCCAACTGCAGCTAGCGAGACGCTTGTTTTGAGCGTCAAGTTTTCGGTGTACAGCCCCGGAGGGATAAGCACCATCGCCGGACTGGATGCCGTTGCGTCCGTAATTAGGTCGATGCATCCTTGAATTGTGTTGGCGTCTCTGCCAACAATCTTTACGCGACCCCCCAGCGGTTGCGTCACGCGGGTGTCGTTACCCTCAATGGCAGTGCCGGATGTCGTCCCAAACGTCGGAGCGATTTTGCTCCACGCAATAGCCGCAGCCGGGTCCACATCGGCATTCACCAAAAGGCTCGCATTGGGCTGCAAAACTCCTGCCACTGAGTGCCACAAACCTGTTCCTCCCACAAGTGGCAAACTGGTGTGGACATGGCTTGGCGTACCGTCACCGAACTGGATCGTGGCAGTGTGGTTGTTGGCAGACGCCTGCACCTCGATGGCAATGTAAATCCGCGTGGTCAGTTCCACGGTGGTCTGCGGCACCAAAGCCGAAATGGAATACTGCGCCGATACCGTGTTGATGATTTGCTCGCCCGAGGTCGCAAGCAACGTCGGTGCGTCGGTGCCGTTGTAGGTGTAAACCTTGGCGCGGATGCGCGTTGGCGAGTTGGTGTTAGCCGTACCCAGTGCCCACAGATTGAGATCCCAAAGCCCGCCTGGGATTGCCGTGATGTTTGGGTCAATCGGGACCGCCTCGGACACATAACCGCCCAGCAACGTCCAGACTCCAGTCGTAAGTGTACCCGAGGTGATGCTGGTCTGTGCCACCGCGCCAGTGCGCCCCAACTGCTTAGGCGTGCCCGGTAGGTTGGTCGTCGGCGCGTCTGCTGCCACGTCCTCGCGAAGGTAATACGTCAGCCCGTTGGCGCCGCCGCCGCCCCCTGTGCTAGGCGTTGCTGGCGTCCACGCCTGCGCTGTCGCATCCCAGACAAGGGTTTGCCCGTTGGTTGGTGCCGTTGCCGATACCGACTGGTTTTGCAGCTTTTCGACCTTCGTCGAGTGCAGCCCGCCGGACACGTCGCCGGTGAGGATGGGAGAGTTGAGAGATGGCATGTTAGTTCAGTTCGACCCAGTTAAGTTCGGCCTCGCTCCAAGTGTAAAACTTGCCGTCCTGCGGCATTGTAACAGGAGGATGCCACAACCAGTCACTGCCCAGCGTCCAAGATGGATACGGCTGCGGTGTGTAAAAAACATCGTTGGCAGCGTCGTAAACGTACCCCACGCCTGCATAGTTTCCCCGCAATGCCACGCCGCCGTCAGGCTGCCCGTCTGCCCCGTAATGGACGCCGCCCCGGGTGTTGTACGATGTCTGCAGCCATGTGCCCGGAGACGAATCAACGAACGTGTCGAAAAACTCAGGCTCTGCAACGATCACTTGCACAACCTGCCTGTTAAGGACTTTTGCAAAGTGCCCCATAAATTAAGCGGTAAAAGTGCCGGACGTTATGAATGTGTGAATGGTGTTGCCGTTTGCAAATGTGACTTCTCCACCAGTGCCTTTTTGTTCACCGGCATACGCTATGATACACACGCCAGAACCTCCACTCCCAGATGTCACAGCGGAAACGGACATGCCACCGCCACCGCCGCCAGTGTTTGCGCCGCCGTTGCCCCCGACGTTGCTGGTGGTGCCGTTTGCGCCTGGATTGAGCGCGCTGCCTCCCCCAGTGCCCGCTGTATCGCCGCCAGCTCCACCTCCACCACCTCCGATGCCGCCGTTGCCGCCGTTGCCTCCGCTTGCGCCTCCTCCTCCGCCGCCCGCCCAATACAACGCGGCTCCCGTTATGGAGTTTAACTTTCCTGCGCCACCTGCCCCAGCGTTCAGGTTAAGTTTATCGCCGCCAACTGCGCCAGCGCCACCGCCCCCGGCGGCACAATAGCCCGTTGACGATAGCTGGTTTGCGTTTCCACCTGCAAACCCCTGGCCAGCTGTGCCAGCGCCGCCAGCGTTAGAGGCTCCCACTTCGTTTAGGCCGCCGCCGCCGCCGCTGCCTCCTGCATGCCCATTTTGATTGTCTGCCGTTGTTGAGTAAGCGCCACCGCCGCCGCCGCCAATGGCAACTAAATTGAACGCACTGCTGTTGCTGCCGTCATTCGCTGGTGGCGTGCTGCTTCCTCCCCCTAATGTCTGCCCGCTGCCTCCTGCGCCGACAAGGATGCTGTACGACTGGCCTGGCGTCAGGTTGAGTGTGCCAACCAACAATCCACCGCCACCGCCACCACCAGCACCACCACCACCGGCACCGCCACCGGCAACTAGCAAA